CCAATGTTACCTATAAAATATATTCAATTATTGGATATGATAAAAAAAATAATAAAATCATGAATACCAAATATATTCAAGAACATTTAAAACACCAAACTTTTAAGGTAAAAGCCCAAGTCCAAAATGATATTTATTTTCTTTTTCAATATTGTAAGAAAACAGAACAATATCATTTTTTCGATATAGCATATATTCCTAATTTCGAAACAAGTAAAATGATGAATGGTCTATTTAGAAATATTAAAGAAAATGCTAATTTAGATGCGTTAGAAGAAAGTGACGAAGAAGAAGAGTTTGAAAATACCGAAGAAGATAGATTTGTAGAATTAGAAAAAGAAATAATAATGGAATGCAAATTTCATAATAAATTTAAAAAATGGGTTCCTATCAAGAAAATATTTACATAATATATATATGCCAGGAACAGGAGCAGAATCTACATTTACCGGTCTTTCGAACCCTAGTCCATATTTACATAATTTTGCTAATTCATATCCACCACCAAGTCTTTATAGTCGTGAAGGCCCAGTAACAGGGTGTAGTGGAATAGCTCCGTTACATAGAGGAGAAGATTTTTTGTATCAGTGGGAACAAAAAGGAGGAAAAAAAAAGGTAAAAAAAACAAAAAAGTGTAAGACAAAAAAGAATAAAACAACGAAGAAAAAAACGAAGAAAAAATTAAAAGGTGGTCAAAATGGTAGTAATTATTATTACCAATTTTCGGGTATAGACAGACCTGTTACTCCCCAACTTAGAGGATCATTTGAACCAATCCAAGTAAAACCATTTGTTAATCCTTTTTATTCTCTTTTAAATGGAGGTAAAAAGAAAACAAAAAAAAATAAGACTAAAAAAAATAAAACTAAAAAATGTAAATGTCCCTATTGTAATTGCAATTAAACTAATCCTTTCATATTAACCATGCATTTTTTTGTTTGTTTATTATTAACTGTTTTACTAGGATCATATGTTATTTCATCATTTAAAAATACGGTATATTTTTGTTTTCTATAATATGTAAGTCGTTTTTTCCATTGATTCCGAAATATGTCATGAGTATCAATTATATCGATTACTAATGGATTCCCATGTTTGGTTCTTAAAATTCTTCCAATGGATTGAGTTACATCAGTTTTGGGAGTGGCCATTATTAATGTTGTTAAGGTTTTTATATCTAGAGCCTCGGAGGCCATAGAATATGTAGCAATTATTATATTTTTTGATTCACTTTTTTTCAATTCTATTTCTTTCATTCCTCCAACATAGTAACCCACCGATGCAAAATTCCTTTCTTCAATCGCCTTATATAAATAAACTAATAAACATTTATTATGGCCCAATATCATAATTTGTTGTTCATTATTTTCATTATATAAATTTTCTAATATTTTCAAAATAAATTCACTTCGGTGACTGTAATTACATAGTTTTGAAATCATTGTACTATATAATGGATTTCCTCGATAATCATAAACCATTTCATTAAAATCTTCATCCTCTACTTTATAGTCAATTGCTTTTACTATTACATTATGATCTTCTTTATTCTCTTCCTTATACATAATTTCCCCTAGGAACATTTTAAATACTTTTGTTAATCCGTCCTTTCTTTCCATTGTTGCAGATAACCCAAGTACATATGGTGTGACTATTTTAAACAATGAACGAACAAATACTTCCGCAGCTATATGATGTACTTCATCGACAATAGTTAGTCCAAATTTCCCAAATAGTTCAGGAGGATATGATTTCATAGATAAAGACTGCAACATTCCAATTACAATATCCTTGTCTTCAATGTCTAAAGTTTGACCTTGAATTCTTCCTACTTTAGCATTTGGTAAAAATTGCTCAATTCTCTCTAACCATTGATTTAACAAAAAGCTCTTATGCACAATTACAATTGTTTTTACCTTCATCATAGAAATTATCTTTAAGGCCATTACTGTTTTTCCTCTTCCACACCCAATTTCTATTAAACCACCTCCTTTTTCGTGTGCTGTTTTATAATATGTATTAACGATTTTATTTTGATAATCTCTTAATTCACCTTCAAATGGACAATTAATTGGTATAGAATCACTTATTCTATTTTCTTCTGGAGTTCCATACAACGAATTTCCAAAAAATCGAGGAATATATATTTTTTGATTGGATTCTCGAAATATTTCAAAACTTGGAGGTTGTATTGTAGATTGAGGTATGTAGGGTTTAACGCTTAATTCTTTTCTTATAAATTGTTGTTCATTTACCGTTATACTATTTTTATAAATACTGTAACCCTTAGGACCTAAATAACTCATAATAATAATGAAGGATTATATTTAGGTAAATTATATTCAATTTTAAAATATTTCATTTTATATATAAAATGAATTCATTGAAAAAAATGAGTCAATTAGACTGGATTATAACCAGTATCTTGGTAATTTATATTATTTCAGGAATTGTTTTACCTGTGTCTGAATTAATCGATACACAATTTGGTATGGCCTTAACTGTCCTACTTGCATTTTCTAGTTTTTACTTTTTTAATGTTGTGATTGGAATATTATTTGTATTATCTGCTTATTTATTAATCGTTCGTTCAAAAAAAGAAACAGGAACTCAAGCAATTTCTGATTATGTATCCACTGAAGAATCAAAATATAAAGACATGAAAAATATGAATTATTTTCCCAAAACGGTTGAAGAAGAAGTTGTTGCAAAAATGACTCCTATGGTTGCCCCTGCACCTTTAGAACCAGCTTCTTATCAACCATTGATGAATGATAAATTAGAATTCTCCCTTGTTAATGAACAATAAGTAAAAAAATAAATTTAATTTATTTATTGTTTAATTTTTTTTTATTAAAAATATTCCATGCCACTTGACTTCCTTTATAGACTATTGTTAGTCCCATTATTGAAAGAATAAATAAAATATATGGACTTTTCATTATATCTGAAATATTAAATTCACTTGGCAATGATAAATTTAAAGATTTATTCTTACTATATAAAATCTCTCCGTCTTCCCCCACTGGATTACATTCAATGTAAATATCATCTTCCATATCTTGGGTTCTAGTTCCATAAAATGCACCTTTAGGGTTTAAAAATAATTGTGGTCCATTTTTAGTTTCAAAGGAATGAGGCCCAATGGTAGTTATCATATTCTCATATGTTTTTGTATCTATTGATACAAATCCACTAAATACTATAAAATTATGCTTTCCATTACAAGGTGGAATAGGAAGGGTTGCCTCATAAGTATAAAATGAACCTTTAGGAATTAAAGAATTAATATTAAAATTAGAAAAATTTATAGTTGCTGCATCATCTGTATTAGGAGTACGAGTTGCAGTATTTGAAAATAATGTTTCTAAAAGTTGGGAACCATCTGTTTTCAAAGATGATTTAACAATTGGAATACATAAAATTACACTTGTATCGGTACCTGTATGATAGATTAAGATTTCACCATCTAATTGTTTTCCCTCGTATTTATTAAGCGATGGTTGGAAAATTTGTATTTCAGTTGCTTTTATTTTCATATTATTGTATTCAACTTCGGGACTTGAATTTTCATCATAAGGAATAGATATATAATATGCATTATTTGTTACATTACAAGTACTATTTGAATACTTATATGAAAATGCACATTTTTTGTCACAAATATTTTTTACTAAAGATTTAGATATATTTATAGGTGAAGTAGATGTTGTACAGCTCATTAATATAAACATATAAATAAAAATATATATATTAATATAAATGCCAAAAAAAAATACATTCCGTAAAATTAAAAAAAGATTAAATAAACAAAAAACATTAAAAAAAATTAGAAATAAATACAAAAAAAGAGGGGGTAAAAGGGTTGCAATTAAAGATTATTTTGAAAACGCTTCTGTCTCAATCCCTGTTTTTAATAAAAAAAATATTAAAATCATTGATCCTGATGAAAATAACATAAACAATACATATGAAAATAATAATTCTCCTACATTAACCTCGTCATCTTCCAATAAATTATGGAATAAACGAAAAAACAATACTAATCAAACAATGGAAAATATTGTTTCAGAGATTCAGAATTCCTCTAATTAATTTCTTTTAAAATACATATAATTTAAATAAAAAAAACAAGAATTAAATGGATTAAAAAATAAGGAAGAGACTGAAATATGATCTGCTCCTTCCCTCTTATACATTGTCACATCATATAAGGATCGAACTCCTCCCCCTGCAATTACTTGAGTATCTTTATATTTTGTTTTAATTATATTTATTTTTTCTTTTGTAAATGGCATTAATGCCTTTCCACTTAAGCCTCCCTCTTTAACTGGAATCGTATTACTACAGTGAAATTGTCTAAATCCTTGTTTATAATAATGATCAATTTGATCCTCACAAATATTTGGAGATAATTTTAATATACACCATTTCCTATTTGGATTAATAAATGATCCTAATCCTTTATTTATTAATTGTTTATCTACATTTGGACAACTTACATTAATTTCAATACTCCTATTCTCTGGAATCTTTTGACATAATTTTTCAATATCCTCAGGCTTTAATATTGCTATTGATATTATTTCTTCTTTGTCTATATTTTTTAATGCCCAGTCTATACCTTTATTGCGCAATCCTATTTTATTGACCCAACCTCCATGTTCCTTGGAATACCTTAATGTTTTAATAATTTGTTTCAATAATCCTTCTCGGGGTTCTAATGTAAAACTACCAGTAATTGAAATAGAATTTGGTAATTTTATATAATTTCCAAATGGAGGACTTATAAATAACATGTTTATAAATCTAAATTATTTAAATCATCTAAATAATCCTTACATGTGAATAAAATACTTTTAATAACACAAACAAAGGTTTGATCGTTTTGATAGGTTATTCCTAAATTTTGTAATCCATCGAAAATACTTCTTATGAAAATTTGTTCCTCTTTTAAATAGGATATAATTACATATCGATTTTCGTTATTTTTATAATATTTATTAAGTAAATCAACTTGTTTGAAATAAAATACAAAGGAATTGTAAAAATAATCATTTTTTATTTCGTCTGTGTTATCTAAACAAAATAAAGGAAAACACAATCGAGGCGATACATAATCATTATTAATTTGAATTTTTTCATTTGACTCCACATATTTCAGATATTTTAATTGTTGATGTAATTTATCTAAATTTTTATAACAAAATTCCATAACTTTATTTTCCATATTACATTTTATTCATATTTTTATAAAAATGGTAAATAATTTAAGGTCTGATTTTCATATAATGTTACTTTGAACTCTTCTTCATATCCTTCTACAAATATTCTCTCCAATGTACATAATGAATCAATTCCATATTCATTTGAACCACTTCGTCCTTTATATCTTATTGGTAATTTTATATTATTAGAATCTATTGTATAATATTGCCATTTATCTCTATTTGTATATAATGGTCTCCCCATTAATGGAAACACTTTTGTTTTTCCATGTAAAGTTGTAATTATACCTACTTGTCTGTAATTGGTATTAACAGCATTTGTTGAAACATTAATAGGAATTCCACCGTATTGACCGTCATTAATATATCTGGTATCTTTTAATGGAGGAGAATAAGGATTCAATAAAATATCATTAGGAGTATTAGTATATCCGTAATTGGGTCTAGTTTTTAAGATTGGTTCATTAGAATTTAAAACAGCTTGTTGATATACAATTGGTTGTGAAAACAAGGTTATTAAAATACAAATAACTAATAAAAAAATAATAATAAATATATATTTATTATTTTTCATTCTTATACAATCTATTTAGATTATTTGTTGTAAATTATTAAAGTATGAATTTACAATAAGTACATTATCATAATTTTCATAATCTAAATTTTTAAATTCATTCATTTTTTCAGTATCAATCATATGTGCTATATTCCAACTACTTTTTTTATATAAACTAGTACTTGGCTTAATAGTTTCACACTTTGAAATTATTTCTCTCGATTTTTCTTTTAAATAAGTATCAGTATAAAGAATTTGTTTAACAAATTTATGTTTTCCCTTTTTATATTTTTCTTTATGAACCCCTCCTCCTCGTTGTTCTTTTATTCCATAGAGCATTTCAAAACTAGGCCATCTATAGTGATTAATAGTAAGGATTTTACTGTCATTTTCTATAATTTGCGTGTTTTTCAACTGATTATATTCAACTCCATGAATTCCTAATTGAATATTTTCTTTTATTAATTTTTTAGTATTGACGATACATTTAAATTGCCTTTTGGGTTCTACTCCTATAACTTTTGTATTGGCCTCAATAATTGATCTTGGATGGTAAAATGAACCAGGGGCAAATAATTGAGGTCTGATAAAAAAAACATCAC